AATATCTATTGAATTGATTGTCATTGCTTGCAGCCGTGCACCACCGAGTATTTTTCCCAAAAAAGCAACTGGCCTCCTCTGTTTTGGGTACGACTATTTTGTATTCAGGCGAGTTGAGTATCAGTTCCGCCTCTTTGGAATCATACATGGATTTTTCAACTGACTTGGCCTGTGATTTGTTACCTTGAGTCTGGTTGGAATCAATTGAGTATTCATCCATGACATCTTCGATGCTCCGGATTTTGTTTATATCAGAATGTTCTGGTTTCAGTTTCTTTTTGTTTTGAAGTGATTGAAATTTCATCAAGGCAGGAGCAATCCTGGATGGAATGTCTTCCAGACGCCTGATATCTCCCTTTAGATATCTCACAATCATCCAATTGACATATTTTTTTGCAGGGGATGGGTCTGATTGCTCCAGCCAACTGGTGAATCCAGATCCATCACTGCCTATAATATCGGCATATGGTGATCCTTCTGACTTCCATTTGTCAAGGAATTTAGTGGTGTCGTACTTGATGTACTCAAAAAGGTATGCTCTCATGTTATGTCCCGTATTTTCATTATTTAGTTGAATTTATGGTACTTTGATGTTATGATGTCTCCATACTCTTGATCTTGTCTTTGAATTGTCTTTGTGTATAGTCTTGGTCATTGATATACCAATATTTTCGGCCATTTGATCTTTCAATAGCAGGACCATCCAGTCTATGTCTTTCGTCATTTTGCCACCATTCTATGTCGCCATCTGCCCATTCAACAGCTGGGCCATCCAGTCTATGTCTTATGTGATTTTGAAACCATGACTTGCCGCCATCTGCTCTTTCAATAGCAGGACCATCCAGTCTATGTAATTTGCCATTTTGATGCCATGACTTGCTGCCATCTGCTCTTTCAATAGAAGGGCCATCCAGTCTATGTAATTTGTGATTTTGAAACCAAAACTTGTCGCCATTTGATCTTTCAATAGCAGGCCCATCCAGTCTATGTCTTTTGCCATTTTTCCACCATTCTTTGTCGCCATTTACAAATTCAGCAGCAGGTCCATCCAGTCTATGTAATTGAAATCGGTCATTGCGATATTCCCTACCAATCCGCCATTGATTGTTAGATATATGATCCACATACCCCAACTTCTTGAACACCTGATGGACTGGATCATGTGATAGTAGGAATTCAATTATCTTGATTGGGGCATCGCGTTCATCCATGTATTCATCTGATGCAAATGAAAACTGCCATCGGGAATTTGTTGGCTTGTGTAGAATTATATAGAGCGGTCCATCTTCAGAATAATTATCAAATTGATTGTCATTGCTCGCAGCCGTGCACCAACGAGTATTTTTCCCAAAAAAGCAACTGGCCTCTTCTGTTTTTGGGACAACTATTTTGTATTCAGGTGAGTTGAATATTAGTTCTGCTGAACCTGACTGATACATCCCGGTTTCAACTGACTTGGCCTGTGATTTGTTACCTTGAGTCTGATTGGAATCAATTGAGTATTCATCCATGACATCTTCGATGCTCCGGATTTTGTTGATGTCCGAATGTTCTGGCTTCAGTTTCTTTTTGTTTTGCAGTGATTGAAATTTTGACAGAGCAGGAGCAATTCTGGATGGGATATCTTCCAATCTCCTGATATCTCCCTTGAGATATCTCACAATCATCCAATTGACATATTTTTTGGCAGGGGATGGGTCTGATTGCTCCAACCAACCAGTGAAGCCTGTGCCATCGCTGCCTATAATATCGGCATATGGTGAGCCTTCTGACTGCCATTTGTCAAGGAATTTTTTGGTGTCGTACTTGATGTACTCAAAAAGATATGCTCTCATTGGTCAGTCCTGTATTTTCAGTATTTAGTTGATTATTCGCAAGTTGGTTTCAGTAAACTCAGTGATTATGTTTATCATGTTTGAATTGATATCTGGGATGAATAGTTCATCACTTGCAGGGGTTATTTCAAATAGTCCACCAAACTTTCCAGACTCCACTGTTGGCACAATGACAATACCACTGATATTTCCCTTGAGTGAATTATGAATATACGTGGAAAGTTCAGTATAATAAAACTTCTCGCCAAACCCCCAGTTGTCGATATTAAAAAACTCCCTAATTGCTACGACAATTCTATCTTTTAATTCACCGTCGTTCAGCATGGACCCAGGGGACTTTATTACTCTGAATTTTGAACGCAATGATTCCTGCGCCCTGGGGCCGAACAGTAATTTATACTTCCCACTTCTGTATATTACAGTGTCAGTTGCACTCTTCTTGTTATTCAAGTTCTTGAATTGTAGCCCCAATTCATCAGAGTCCATAGCAGCTGGTTCAGTTTTCACAGTGTTATTTTTATTGGCCAGCCAAATTCTATATTCTCTGTCATATCCTTCAGTTAACACAAACGTATCTATGATTGACGCCACTGCTGGATCTATTCTTCTAGTGGATTCTGCAATTCTCACCCATTGGAACTTCACCGAGCTTCTGCCAGAATAACTCATGGGCTGATACTGCTGGGTTAATTCCACCATGGGAATTTTATTAACTGTGGTTTCAGTTAACCCAATGGTTTCATTTCCAATAAATTCCATGAGCATCATGGGATTGTCTGGTACTTGGTCATTGTCCAGATCAGCAAGCGACATCATGACTCTAGTATCATCAGTATATCCATTTGAATAAACAAAATGAGACATTGAATATAGTTCCAAGTTGGAATCAAATCCCACAGTTTCTCCTGGTTTGTTGTTTACTGAAAGCAATATGATACGATCACGCTCTGGTTTATTTGTCACAGAGTTAAATTTAAATTCTGCATTTTGATTGTAGAATCTCACAGACTTTTCGCTACCAAAAACAATTTGAGTTTTTCTATATATGAAAATCCAATTACCATTCACAAATTCTGCACGTATCAACCAACTGTTATCCAAATTCTGTTGTGATGTATTACCCGCATTAGTAAGACTAAAGCTGTCTTCGCTCGATGAAGACAGACTTGCAAGATTGTTTGCACTGACCACCTTCCATGTGTTCAAGTCAGGATCAAATCTCATACCAAAAGTATTCTTTAGTTCTATTTCGTAAAGTATCATTTGCTTTTCAGAATCTGAAAATCTAGTGGAATATGCAGGGAACACTCTGCCCAATACTGCATCATCTGGTATGGTTCTGGAAAGAATTACTGCTCCTCTTCCTCTATTGTCTACTCCGGTTGGGAATCCGTCTATGCCAGTGACTCCTTGTCCGTCTGAATATACTGAAACAACTCGTGCCCATATTGCTTTATTGTCAATGTCAATAAATTCCAACATGGCATCCTGTTTGACATTGGTCAAATATTCAATTGGTGAGTTTGTTCCCAGTGCAGGAATTATGGATTCCTGATTCTGAATTGTCGTGAAATACCCAGTGCTGGATTTGGGGCCAGTTGATATTTGCTGCCAAGTAAAAGGTTGAGAAGTGGGTTGATATGCCGTATAGTTCAGGTAGAAAAAATTCATTAATTCAGTTGACTGTGGAATTAGGTTAAAGAAAGAATCCAAGAGTAGTTGGTCAGTCAGTGTAGTATCAGTAATTTCTGCTCTGTCCAGCACATTATTCTTATATAGATAACCATCATCACTGATGATATTGACATTCTGATATTGTGCCGTTGGGTCATCATATGAAATAAACCTACTGTGTCCACTGTATGTTCTATTAATGGATTTTATCTTTTTGATGCCAGAATTTTTAGATACAGGGTATATGGAATAATCAGATGCAGTTACCATTCTGTCATGTGTTGCAAAGGCACGGCCTGCCTTTTCTTTTATGGATGTGATAGTCTCACTTGCTGTGGCATTGGTCACTGGTTCTTCAAGTTCACATGTGAATTGAACAGTATATCCGTTGCCATCAGCACCCACATAATTAATTGAGAACTCAACAGTGGCCAAGTCTTCTGAATTTAGTGTATATGATTGATTTATTGTTGTTCTATACCATACTCTGAGATTTCCTTTTGGGATTTCAGAAAGTATACCATCTCCAAATTGAATTGATACTCCATCTCTGTCCAAAGTCTTCACCGTGAAAAGTCTGTTATTCCTTGATTCCAATACTGACTCGGCGCCAAGATACCTGTCAACTCGGCTCCAGTCCAGTTCAGAATCTGTTATGGCATCTAAATTTTGAACCCATATGTCGTCATTATTGACATTCTCTGATGTAACATCCAAGTGAATATTGGGAGAAGGAGTTGTGACTGTAAAGTCAGTGTACTGTAAAGTTCCTTGTTTGAATCCCATAAAAAAGCCAGTGTCAGGCGATGAAATTCCCTGTCTGTCATTGCTGTATACGATACTGAATGCATTCTGTTCTCTGGGTGATTTTTCACCAAGTACATCAGAGGAAAGATCAATATTATACAATTCAAAATTGTAACTTTTGCCATTGATAAATCCTCTGAATGGGATAACAGGGGCCGTCATCACTGAGTTATTCAAATTATAAAGGTCATACTTTATTCCTGAAAAATTGATAGTATCAACAGGAGACCCGAATCGGTTATTACTTTGAAATATTTCATTCATTACTGCAATGAAGTCTTGACTGCTCTCGTTGGACTTACTGGGGATAAAATTGACTTTTTTATTCCTGATGTTTTCACCGGAGGCATTAAATACATTTTGATTGGTCTTGATTGATTTAATTTTAAGTAGCCCAGTTGCAGATGATGAGCGCAATGGAGTATAGCCCAAGAAATCAGCCAGCCTAAGCACACTCTCTCTGCGTTCGGCAGTGCTCAAGAAGTTTTCTCTGACTGCAAGATCAGTCCTGAATGCCAAATTGTGACCTAAGAATGCTATCAGTTCAATCAGCGCCGTGAACTCGCTGGACTTGATCCAGTCGTTGAATGCTTCTGGATGACGTTCTCTGATATATTCAACCATGGCATCGCGTATCGTATCAAAATCATACGCTTTGAAGTTTGCCTGTTTGAAGCTGTCATACACCACTGTGAAGTCTTCTGCTGCAAATAGATTTCTTTGTCTTGTGCTTTGTGACATGATGTGTTATTCTTCCTGTTTAAACATCAGATACAGCTCTTGCGGAGTTGCACTGGGGACATATTGTATCTTTAATCTACATTCAATGGTATTATCTGATATTATGGTCTGCTGTTCGATCAACTGCCATCTTGGGTCTATCTGGATACCCAGTCTGATATCATCTTCAATTATGTCAGCCAGGTCATCCGACAATTGCTCAAATAACAATTCTGGGATAATGCTACCAAATTCTGGTTGACATACTCTTTCTCCACGTCGAGTGTAGAAGTAATTGGAAAGATCTCTCTTGGCCAGTTCTACATCTTCCAACGTAGAGAATTTAAATTTTGCTTCTTGTGTGGAAAAACCGATAAATGTACTCATATGAGTATTTACCTAGTTGAAATCTTGATCAATTTTCCATGTCCTTGATCTTGTCTTTGAATTGTCTTTGTGTATATTCTTGGCCATCGATATACCAATATTGTCCGCCATTTGCATCTTCAATAGCAGGGCCATCCAGTCTATGTAATTTGCCATTTTGATACCATGCCTTGCTACCATCTGCATCGTCAATAGCAGGTCCATCCAGTCTATGTAATTTGTCATTTTGCCACCATGACTTGTCGCCATTTGCATCTTCAATAGCAGGGCCATCCAGTCTATGTAATTTGCCATTTTGATACCATGCCTTGCTACCATCTGCATCTTCAATAGCAGGTCCATCCAGTCTATGTAATTTGTCATTTTGATACCATGACTTGCTGCCATTTGCTCTTTCAATAGCAGGGCCATCCAGTCTATGTAATTGAGATCGGTCATTGCGATATTCATTGCCAATCCGCCATTGATTGTCAGATATATGATCCACATATCCCAACTTCTTGAACACCTGATAGACTGGGCCATGTGATAGTAAGAATTCAATTATCTTGATTGCATCATCTCGTTCATCCATGTATTGCTCTGATGCAAATGAAAACTGCCATCGGGTATTTGTTGGCTTGTGTAGAATTATATAGAGTGGGCCTTTTTTGGAATAATAATCGAATTGATTGTCGTTGGCAGCAGCCGTACACCAGCGAGTATTTTTACCAAAAAAGCAGCTGGCTTTTTCTGTTTTTGGAACGACTATTTTATATTCAGGTGAGTTGAATATCAATTCTGCCTCTTTGGAATCGTACATGGATCTTTCAACTGATTTGGCTTGTGATTTGTTACCTTGAGTTTTCCCTTCGGCGTATTGATCAATGACATCCTCGATGCTCCGGATCCGATTTATGTCCGAATGTTCTGGTTTCAGTTTCTTTTTGTTTTGAAGTGATTGAAATCTCAATAATGCAGGCGCAATTCTGGAGGGAATATCTTCCAATCGCCTGATATCTCCCTTGAGATATCTCACAATCATCCAATTGACATATTTTTTTGCAGGTGAAGGGTCTGATTGCTCCAGCCAACCAGTGAATCCTTGACCATCGATACCCATCTGATCGGCATATGGTGAACCCTCTGACTTCCATTTGTCAAGGAATTTAGTGGTGTCGTACTTGATGTACTCAAAAAGATATGCTCTCATTTCATGCTCTTGATTTTGTCTTTGAATTGTCTTTGTGTATATTCTTGGCCATTGATATACCAATATTGTCCGCCATTTACAAATTCACTGGCGGGGCCATCCAGTCTATGTAATTTGCCATTTTGCCACCATTCTTTGTCGCCATTTGATCTTTCAATAGCAGGGCCATCCAGTCTATGTAATTTGCCATTTTGCTGCCACGCCTTGGTACCATTTGCATATTCATCAGCAGGGCCATCCAGTCTATGTAATTTGCCATTTTGATGCCATTCCATGTCGCCATTTGCTCTTTCAACAGCAGGGCCATCCAGTCTATGTAATTCGCCATTTTGATGCCATGACTTGCTGCCATCTGCTCTTTCAATAGCAGGGCCATCCAGTCTATGTCTTTCGCCATTTTGAAACCATTGCTTGCTGCCATCTGCTCTTTCAATAGCAGGTCCATCCAGTCTATGAGTTTGGAATTGGTCATTGTAATATCTATTACCAATCCGCCATTGATTGTTAGATATATGATCTACATATCCCAGCTTCTTGAACACCTGATAGACTGGGCCATGTGACAGTAAGAATTCAATTATCTTGACTTCATCATCGCGTTCATCCATGTATTCATCTGATGCAAATGAAAACTGCCATCTTGAATTTGTTGGCTTGTGAAGTACAATATAGAGCGGTCCTTGATCAGAATAATTATCGAATTGATTGTCATTGGCAGCAGCCGTACACCAACGAGTGTTTTTGCCAAAAAAGCAGCTGGCCTCCTCTGTTTTTGGCACGACTATTTTGTATTCAGGTGAGTTGAATATCAGTTCCGCCTTTTTGGAATCATACATGGATCTTTCAACTGATTTGGCTTGTGATTTGTTACCTTGAGTTTTCCCTTCGGCGTATTGATCAATGACATCTTCGATGCTCCGGATCCGATTGATGTCCGAATGTTCTGGTTTCAGCTTCTTTTTGTTTTGAAGTGATTGAAATTTTGACAGAGCAGGAGCAATCCTGGATGGAATGTCTTCCAGACGCCTGATATCTCCCTTTAGATATCTCACAATCATCCAATTGACATATTTTTTTGCAGGTGAAGGGTCTGATTGCTCCAGCCAACTGGTGAATCCAGATCCATCACTGCCTATAATATCGGCATATGGTGATCCTTCTGACTTCCATTTATCAAGGAATTTTTTGGTGTCGTACTTGATGTACTCAAACAGATATGCTCTCATTTCATGTCCTTGATCTTGTTTTTGAATTGACGTTCTGTATAATCTTGGTCATCGATAAACCAATATTTTCGGCCATCTGCAAATTCAACAGCAGGTCCATCCAGTCTATGTCTTTTGTCATTAATAAACCAATATTTTCGGCCATTTGCAAATTCAACAGCAGGTCCATCCAGTCTATGTCTTTTGCCATTTTGAAACCATTGCTTGCTGCCATCTGCATCTTCAACAGCAGGTCCATCCAGTCTATGTCTTTTGCCATTTTGATACCATTCCGTGTCGCCATTTGCATATTCAATAGCAGGTCCATCCAGTCTATGTAATTCGCCATTTTGCCACCATTCTTTGTCGCCATTTGCTTCTTCAATAGCAGGACCATCCAGTCTATGTCTTTCGCCATTTTGAAACCAATATTGTCGGCCATTTGCATATTCAGCAGCAGGACCATCCAGTCTATGAGTTTGGAATTGGTCATTGTAATATCTATTACCAATCCGCCATTGATCTTGAGATATCCGATCTACATATCCCATCTTCTTGAACACCTGATAGACTGGGCCATGTGATAGTAAGAATTCAATTATCTTGACTTCATCATCGCGTTCATCCATGTATTCATCTGATGCAAATGAAAACTGCCATCGGGAATTTGTTGGCTTGTGTAGAATTATATAGAGCGGTCCTTGTTCAGAATAATTATCGAATTGATTGTCGTTGGCAGCAGCCGTACACCAGCGAGTATTTTTCCCAAAAAAGCAGCTGGCCTTTTCTGTTTTTGGGACAACTATTTTGTATTCAGGTGAGTTGAATATCAATTCTGCCTCTTTGGAATCATACATGGATTTTTCAACTGACTTGGCTTGTGATTTGTTACCTTGGGTCTGATTGGAATTAACTGAGTATTCATCCATGGCATCTTCGATGCTCCGGATTTTGTTGATGTCCGAATGTTCTGGTTTCAGTTTCTTTTTGTTTTGAAGTGATTGAAATTTTGATAATGCAGGCGCAATTCTGGAGGGAATATCTTCCAGTCTCCTGATGTCATTTTTTAGATATCTCACAATCATCCAATTGACATATTTTTTGGCAGGGGATGGGTCTGATTGCTCCAGCCAACTGGTGAATCCAGTGCCATCACTGCCTATCTGATCGGCATATGATGAGCCTTCTGACTTCCATTTGTCAAGGAATTTTTTGGTATCGTACTTGATGTACTCAAAAAGGTATGCTCTCATTTCATGTCCTTGATCTTGTCTTTGAATTGACTTTGTGTATAGTCTTGGTCATTGATATACCATGACTTGCTGCCATCTGTCTTTTCAATAGCAGGGCCATCCAGTCTATGTAATTTGTCATTTTGCCACCATGACTTGGCGCCATCTGCCCATTCAATAGCAGGTCCATCCAGCCTATGTAATTTGTCATTTTGCCACCATGCCTTGGTGCCATCTGCATCTTCAATAGCAGGACCATCCAGCCTATGTGATTTGCCATTTTGATACCATTGCTTGCTGCCATTTGCCGTTTCAATAGCAGGACCATCCAGTCTATGAAGTTGGAATTGGTCATTGCGATATCTATTGCCAATCCGCCATTGATCTTGAGATATATGATCCACATGTCCCAGTTTCTTAAACACCTGATAGACTGGTTCATGTGATTTCAAGAATTCAATTAAATTGATTGGGTTGTCGCGTTCATCCATGTATTCACCTGATGCAAATGAAAACTGCCATCGGGAATTTGTGGACTTATGAAGTATGATGTAGAGTGGGCCTTTTTTGGAATATCTATTGAATTGATTATCATTGGCAGCAGCCGTACACCAGCGAGTATTTTTCCCAAAAAAGCAACTGGCCTTTTCTGTCTTGGGTACGACTATTTTATATTCAGTTGAGTTGAATATTAATTCTGCTGAACCTGACTGATACATATCAGTTTCAACTGACTTGGCTTGTGATTTGTTACCTTGAGTTTTTCCTTCGGCGTATTCATCCATGGCATCTTCGATGCTCTTGATCCGATTTATGTCTGAATGTTCTGGCTTCAGTTTCTTTTTGTTTTGGAGTGATTGAAATTTTGCCAGAGCAGGAGCAATCCTGGATGGAATATCTTCCAGTCTCCTGATATCTCCCTTGAGATATCTCACAATCATCCAATTGACATATTTTTTGGCAGGAGAGGGATCTGATTGCTCCAGCCAACTGGTGAATCCAGTGCCATCACTGCCTATCTGATCGGCATAGGGTGAGCCTTCTGACTGCCATTTGTCAAGGAATTTAGTGGTGTCGTACTTGATGTACTCAAAAAGGTATGCTCTCATTGGTCAGTCCCGTATTTTCAGTATTTATCGCAAATCATTGACAATCTGCCTCTGTCGCAAATTCACAATGCCAGGAAGAAATGTACCATTTGTTTGTTTGAAATATGCATATTCTGATTGACTTTTACCTAATATATCAGCTATGCCTCTAATATATTG